GAAGACGTTGACGATCTCCCGTGATAGGAACCACATCGTGGGCAGACTCTCGCGCTGGTAGAGATCGTCGCAATAGACGATGCCCTTCTCGGCTGCGAGGGCCGCACTGATCGCCTCATCCCAGCGTGGAGTGCGGAAGCGATGGTCATCCCCGATGAACCCAAAGACCGAGAAATCGGACAACACCGAGTCGCGCTTGACGGCGATCGTCATGGCGTTGTTCATGCAGCCCGGTGGAGGGTCAAGGACCAGCGTGCTGCTGTATGGATATTGGTGTCGCGTCGGATCATCCGAGTCCACGAGAAACAGGATCTTGGTGTCAGATCTGCTCTTCGTCAGGTTGAATGAGTCCATCGCCTCGAAGGCATTCTGCGGACGTCCGCGAGATGGACAGAGCACGAGGATGCTCATGCAGACCAAGACTTCGACACTGCCGCAGCCCTCCGTGCTTCCGAGGCAGCCGTTCGGCCCGCCTTCGGGATCCCTTCCTTTGGCTCAACAAGGAAGGGATCCCATGGTGAGTCTAGTTCAGCACGTAATCAATAGATCACGTTTCATCGCTAACTGGACCTAGGTCTCGTCATAGCTATACGAGATTGTTTCCTGCGTCCAGTTCCCGGGGTTCGCCGTGGCGGCGACCTGAAGCTGGAACAGCACGAACTTGGTCGTGGCGTTCGTGGCGCTGTAGGACACGGTGTCCCACGTTGCCTTGTTGCCAGACGTGTACGCGGTGAAGTTGGCATTGCCGATCGTGGTTGTGACCGTGCTGGCCTGCTGGAAGGTCACGTATTGCGACGTGAACGCCAGCGTGGTCGACGTATCGACTGCACCATCACCCCAGATCTTGAAGTTGGTCACGCCATTGGCGGGAGCGGTGTCGATCTTGAGCTTCAACCACTTCTCGTAGCTGTTCGTAGCGACCGTGATCGGGTTGGCCTGCCGGTTGGCAAGCGTATTCGTCGCGTTGTCGGCACTCTCAAGATCGATGCCCGTTACCACCGCCGACTCAGTTTGCGCTCCCGTCGTATAGACGCGGAGACTGAGAGAGGCAGCCATTAGGACTCCTTCTTGGTACTGCCCGAGGATGGCTTTCCACCCGTCGGAGGCTTGGATGAACCACCCGCTGGAGGTCCAGCCGGATCGGGTCGCTGCTTGCTGTCCATGACTTCCCGGGCGGTCGGGACGTCGTCAAGCAGCACAGCTCCGGTCGGCGTGATGACCATCAACGAGTCGTATAGGGAGCCGGGCATCGGTTCCCGGCCATCTTCGAGTCGCGCTTCATTGATCGTTTTCCAGCTAACGCCCGCGAGAGCACGCTGATTGATCTGAGCACGCGACAGGCTTTCCTTCAGGTTCAGTCTAGTGAACCTGAAGGCTAGATTGTTGTCCGGTCCACCGTACGTCGGATCCCACACGATCTCTCGCGTGAGGTACTCCTGAATGAGACCCAGCAAAGGCCGAAGGCCGCGATCCTCCGTCTGCTCGGCCTGCACGTCTGCGGTGGCTCGGTTGATATCGGCCGTGAGGCCAAGGTCCATAGGCGAGAGTCCGAAGACAGCACAGATCTTCCGAACGAGATAGAGCTGCCATTCGAGGAACTGCATGTCCCGGTTAGATGTCCGAAACGGAATGAACTTGGCATTCTTTGATCCACCAACGAAGGCCATCGCGCCGCGCCCTGCGACCTCGCCTTGCCAGTAGGACTTGAAGGCATCGATCTGCTCCGACCGGGCTCCCTCGCCCAGATCAAGCATTCCGTCCGGAGCCGCATTCGTCACCTGCCTGTTGTTGTAGGCGTGTCCGTTCAGCTCGGCATCGATCGTATTCTTGAGCACTTCCAGCTTGGACAGCCCCACGACTCGATACGTCGAGGGGTGCTCCATCATGTAGACCATGTCCGCGTTCTTGAACTTGCCGCGCTCGTACTGGTCGGGATACCAGTAGTACCGGGTCTCGTCCGGATCCGATCCGTCCCAGTAGGCGTTGACTCGGATCGTCGCTCCATCGACGGGATGCAGGTAAACGATGTCGCCTCGGTAGGAACGCTCCTTCTCGATCACGCCAGCATCCAGAACGAGGATGTCCTCGATGATCGGCTCGATGAACGAGCGAAACGAGTTAGCCGATGGGCTGGGCAGGATGAACTGGTTCTTGATCTGAGCCCTGAGCTTCTCACTCGGGTCGGGCAGAGTTGGATCGAACTTGACGATGTCCCACTCGCTCTGGCTGACCTGTGCCTTGCGCACGTTGACGGCGGCATTGATCCACTCGGAGCCCTCGGCCCAACGTCGATACATCTTGGCTCTGGGCCGACCGACCCGGCCCTTGGTCCCCAGCGTCCACGACGCTCCCTGATTGGAGACAACGGACGCTGCGCTATCGGATGGGATGTTCTTGGGGCTGGTCTTGAACGAGTTCGTGAAGAACTCAGCGATGCGACTCATTGGTCACCCGCCATATGCGTACGCACGATGCCATCGAACGCCGCGTTGGCGAAATCCTTGGCCAGCCTGCCATTCACCTGTTCCACCGCGTCAGCGTAGGTATACCTGACAGTGTCTAGGTTCGACATTAGCTCTGCCAGATACGGCACTACGACTCGCTTTCCGTCTCGAAAGACCAGCTCGTTTGGGTCCAGTTGCTCATCTTTCTTCTTCCGGTTCGACCCCGGAAACACTAGCGGCATGTACTCACCTCCGTAACGACCCGAAGAAGAAGCCGCCACCGCCGAGATCCATGCTGAAACCGAGCGAGTCGATCATGTCGTCATGGCCCTTTGGGAAGCTGAGCAGCTCACGCTCGAAGTCCGAGTCTTCGAGCGAGGAGTGGTGAAACACCTTGTGGCCCTCGTACTTGGCGGCAACAGCGCGAGCACGAGTGACCTTGTCCGTATCCGACTTACGTCCCTCGATAGGGATCCGCGGGTAGTCGCGCAGAACCTCTTGGATCAGCGTCGACTGAAACTGGTTGTTCTCGCAGATGACCAAGCCCATCGCCGGGTAGGCCATGTGCCCGTCATTGATGAACTCGGCGTGGCCCGTCTCGCGGCGATCCCGGTAGACCGACAACACGTAGAAATCGCCGTTCTCGCTGTCCTCGGCCGTAATGGTCCGAGACGTATAGTCGGCCCGCTCGCGTTCCGAGGAGGCGAGATCGATGCCCATCCGAATGATGAACGACCGGCCTTCCGGGAGCTGATTGAAATACTGGAAGTTGCGCTTCAGGAAGATGTTGCCCGACATCAATCCGCTGATGTCGTTCTGGTAGGAGCAACTGAATAGGGCCGTGCCCATCATCAGCCGCTCTTCGTACAGGTTCGGGAGCGGCCAGTAGGACGGCCAATACGAGAACTCATCATCGTTCTCGTCCGTCTGGATCGCCTTGACGGTCATGGTGGGCCAGCCGCGCCCACCTTTCTCGACCGGGTCGATCAGATGCTGGTAGAGATCGTCTTCGGCCCACCGGGTGCCAAGCACGATGATCACGCCACCGGGAACGAGACACGGCCTGAGCGTCTTCCAGAACCAGTTCTCGACCTTCTCCCGAGCTTCAGGAGTCGCCGTGTTCTCTTCGTCGAGGATGTCATCGCACAGGATGATGTCGAACCGCTTTGAGATGATGGCTCCACCGGCCCCGGCCGAATAGAGCGTCACGTCCTTGCTGCCAGCCCACCGAGAGTCAGCCCGCAACCACTCGACATCCGTCCACTTCTGGGCCGATCGCAGGTTGCCAAACAACTCGTGTTGTTGGGTATTGGCCTCAAGGGTGTAGCGGATCGCCCGGGAGAAGTCGTTGGACTGCTTGGCCGTGTTGGAGATCAGTCCGATACGAATGTCCTTGTGGCGGCTGACATGATGCGAGACCTTGATCGTGTTGCCCCACGTGGTCTTCGCCGACCCGCGAGGCATGAGTACAACCCCGTTGTGCCGCTTCTCGATGCACGCATCGATGAAGTCGACCATGGCGCGATGGTGGGGTTCGGCCTCGTAACCGAAAACGTACTCGCCGTACGCATAGATATCAGCTGGCGCGAGCGTCCGAAGAATGAGCCCCCGAAGCTGCTCCCGGTCCAATGGCGACAGGCTCTCTGGATCGAAGTGCTCCAAGTAGATCCCTCAGTACGGATGGGTCGGCCTGCGTCAGAACCTCGATGCCAAGCGTACGGCTTTCATTGATCTGCTGTGGCTGACCAATCAGGCTTTGGAACTTGTCGATCAGGATAGCGAGATCACGTGGGTGCATCCGCATGACCTTGCGTCGCTTGATCTGCCCGGCGATCTCATAGTCCTCCTCGGCGTCCATGTCCTCGGCCATCTTGAGGATGCCCGCGTGGATGACTTCGAGGGAGTCCAGCTGGATCTCGGCGATCTTCTGGGCGCGCTTCTGGGCCAGATGTTCCAGCGACTTGTTCTCGACCTGCCGGTTGAACTCAGCGCGAAGCGCCTCCCATCCCTCCCGGTTGGCCCGGACATTGACGGGAGACCATGTCGTGATGTTGTTCTGCCGACAAAGCTCGCGGATTGACATCACGCCCTGAACGTATTGGTTCTTGAGGCTGATGTAGTCGTTCTTGGTTGCCATCAAGCTCCTGCCATGAAGTCAGCGCAGATCAGCTCTAGCGCCTTCCAGTCATCGTTCACGCCGTCTTCCTTGACCTTGGAGATTGCCCCATCGATCACCTGCGCGGCGTCGATCGGCAGACGGTAGATCCGCTCCACCCATTGCGCAACTTCTGGCTTCTCCTCGATCTTGGGGCGCTTGAGCGCGTCCCAGTCGAAATCAGCCTTGCGCTCGGCGATCATCTCGGCGAGCTTCTCGCGCTTGTACGGCAGCACACGCTCCAGATCGAGCATCGAACGCCGGGTCGAAAGATCCCGAACCAACGCAGCGAGCTTGGCTTCATCTGGCTTGCCGCGGAGATCATTGAGGACGATCGTCAGCTGCTCGGCGACCGTGTCGTCTACGTCGAGCATGATGCATGGGATCTCCTCCATGCCGATGGCCTTGGCGCCGATCCAGCGATGCTCGCCATCGATGATCTGGAAGACCTCATCCAGAGCCCGGCAATGGATCGGATCGACGAACCCGAACTCCTTGATGGAGTCGATCTCCTTGCGGAGCATCTCGTCCGACATCTTGTTCGGGTTCCACGGGTTGGGAACCAGTCGGTCGACCGGGATATAGACGACTTCGAGCTTCATCGTGGCGTATTCCGCGTGATCCCCGTCAGCCGTCCATCGCTGACTGAAACCATGACGATCTTCGGATGGGCCAGTAAGAGGCGCTCCATGAACAAGGCGCTCAACTGCTCGGGCGATGTGTTCAGCATGGGGAACATCTCGTTGAGCGAACGGTCGGCGGCTTCCTGAAGCAGCTCGGCCAGATGATCCTCCAGACCATCCTCCTTGCCGCCCACCTCGATCTCGACAACCCAATGATGTCCGTGGTTCCGGAAACACCGAGGCCGATCCGGTTCAGTCCCAGACAACTGATGCTGGGCATCGAATTCATTGCGAACGCGAACGAACTGTTCCACGATGATCCCTCACGTGTAGGATGTACTTGCCGCTTGGTGGGGTTCCACCGTAGGCCAGAAAATGGACCCAAGGGCGCCGCCCGTCTGGTGGAACAGCGGAACGCGCAACAGGTACGTTGGATGACCTGCGTCCCGCGAACAGCGGCATTTCCTTGCCCAAAAGAAGGGACGGGGTAGCCCGCCGCAGGCCACCCCGTCCATTCGAGGTTTGTCGATACCGAACCGACAAGAGTTCTTGTGCTGTTCCGTGCGAGTCTAGCAGCACATCGTGCTCCTAGCGACCTAGAAAAGCAGGATGGCCAACAGAAATCCGGCGAATGCTCCCGCCGCGATGAGGTAGATCAAGAGGAAGATGCATCCGGGGAGGCAAGATCGCTCCTCTTGGCGTTCGGAGTCCATGTTCCGATCACCTCGATATACGGTCGACGGCTCCTGATCACCCTGACAGTTTCAGTGATCGTTGGGAATGTATCGCGGAACTCCCGAACCCCGATCATCGGATGTTCCTTGCGCTGATGACTTCTCGACTCGGCCACGGATCCCTCCTAGTCTCCTAGTTCCTCTTCCCTTGAAATATCCCCGCCGCTCCAAAGCTCAGTCGCGGGGTTGTATCGCCAGTCGATCGTAAGTTGATCCCAATACAACCGCTCAAGATGTCCATCCCCGTCGACGGCGATAACAGACATCCCATCAGTTTCGCTGTCAATCACGCCAACCACGATGCAAGGCAACGAGTCCTTGACGTGCGTCGCAAGGATGAATGGGCTGAACGTCGCAATACCCATGATTGACCCTCCATCGCCCCAATTGGTGTGCCGATACGGTACACCTATCCGATGGCCTCCATGACGGTGAACAGGGCGATCAGGTTTGCCGTGGCACCGACGTAGCCGCTGGCCCCGACCACGAGCATCAAGGCGGTCAGCTTGCGTGGGCGAGCCTTGATCCTGCCTCCATCGAGCCAGATGATGAGCCCGGAGACGCCGAACTTGACCACCACTACCGCAAGGAAGCCACCAGCCGCGAACAGGGTCAAGATCACCGGGTTGCGCTCGACCTTGCCAAGCTCCAAGAGGATCGCGGCAGGGACGAGGGTGTAGAACGCCGTGAACGTCACCGCATCGAGTAACTGGCCTACCAGCACCCAGAGCGAGGCGCGGGTCATGGCGTCTCCCCAGCTACCGAGATAGCGAGAATGGCAAGACCAAGGGCGATTATCAGCCCGAAGCCGAAGTACAGATTGGCCGCAAGTTCAGGGCGTGGCGAGCGAGGCTTTACCTCCGACACGCGAAAATAGCCATATAGGCCGATCGCCACGAAG